TCCTTCTTGAATGGTGATTCGAAAAACTTTTTCCAACCGCTTATAACTTTATCCCAAAATGGAGATTCAGTGGGAAGATTACCCTCCCAAAAATCTATCGTACCATCCCAAAATAGACCTGTTTTTGTTTCTCGTCTACGGTCGTCTTCTTTCCGTCTTGGTGTAACCTTTCTTTTTTTTGTTTTATTTTTACTTGCCATTTTAACCTCCTACGTTTGGTGGATTGTAGATTTCCCATCAGTTTTAGCTATTCTAACAACATTAGAAAATCTACTCTTAAGATCGCTATTGTGAGTTATTAATAATTTAAGTCCAGTAATATTATCTAATAAATTAAAAAATTCACCAATTCCCGTTTCATCTAGTGAGTCAATCACTTCGTCCATTAAAAGGAAACTAAAATTAGAATAACCTTTATTTAAGGTTAATTCTCTAAGAGCAAATCCTACACAAACTCCTATTCTTTTAGTTTCTCCTCCGGAATAAGTTTCTAAAGCTCTTTTCTTATTTTGTTCATCAATAATAGATAAATCAAACTCTTCTTTGAATTCACCTTTTTTAGATTTTTTCTCTGTAAGAGTATCAAACCTAACTCTCATTCCCACTTCCATCTTGTTTAAATAGGAATTAGTTTGTTCTTCAAATGATGGTAAAAAGGATTCAATCATCCAACGCCTTATTGAAGGGAACCCTTCAACCCAGAATTGATAATCAGCAAACTGAGCTAATAATCCATCCTCTTGTTCTTTTAACTTATCTAAATCTTTTACATCTTTATCAAAGGCCTCAATTCTAGTTTGATTTCTGGCTATTGTATCTTTTAAGTTTTCAAGGGCTCCTTCATTTACTTCAATAGTGGATATAATATCATCATATAATTCTAAATCTTCTGGAGGATATTTTTTAATTTTTAACTCTAGCTTGATTTTCTTTTTTTCTAATCCTTTTAGATATTTTAAAGTAGCTGTTTTCTTTTCTTTCTTTTCTTCTTTTAATAGTTTTATTTTTTCGGGAATTTCATTTAATTCTGCTAATTCTTTATAACCTGTTTTTATTTCATATTCTAAACGCCTATTTTCTTTTTCATCATCATATAGATCATCAAGTTCTTTTTTTATCTTATTATGTTCTTTTATAAAAATAGTCTGTTTATTTTTAAGATCCTTAGATTTCTTAGAAAGAGAGGTTTTATTGAAAGAAGTTAACTCATCATCCTGGAACATTAGCTGACTTTGACAATCTGGACATTCAAGGTGATTTTCTAATTGATTTTCAATGATTAATACTTTTTGTTCTATTACAACATTTTTGTTAGTACAAGAACTCAATTCTTGCTCTAATTTGTTGATATTTGCTGGCAAATCGTGCACGTTTTTTGAAATCAATATTTGTTCTTGATTTTCAATATTTTGTTTAATCTCGTCTCGTTTAGAGAGCTTTTCTTCAAATCCCTTTTGTTGGTTTGCATATATAGATATAATTGTTTCTAAATCGGTAGCAGTCCTTTCCTTCATAAGAGTAAGATCTACTAACTGTTCTTGAAGATCTTTAATCTTGGCTAGAACTTCTACTTGTTTTTTTAATTCTTTAGTTTCTTGTTGATAAGTCTTTATTTGAACTTTAGCATCATTGATTTCACTTTTTAATCTTTGAACATCCGCTTCAGCAGTCAATTTATTTTGTAAGAATTCAATTTGACCTTCTACAGTGTTTATTTTACTTTTTACATTATTAGAATAAACTTTAGCTTTAGAGGTACACTTATCTAATAATTCTAAATTTAGAAATCTTCCTATGAGATCCATTCTATCTCTAGAAGTACTCCTTTTACCAGCAAAAGCTTTAACTGCTTCAATACTAAAATAGGTAGTATTCAAAAAATCATTATAATATTCAGTATTACTTTCTAAAATACCAAAGTAGTTCAACAAATTTTTCTGGGTGGCTACCATAGTTCTTTTAGTCTGGGGCTCTTTATTAATAAACCATTGTAAAGTATGACCTCCCTCAGTTTTTCGACTCCGTTTAATAATTATTTCTCTATCTTCAGAATCAACCAACTGTAAAGATACAGTACACTTTCCCATACCGCGATGCACAACACTAGAACCAGTGTTATCAGTAGGAGTACGACCAAAAATACCCCATGAGATAGCATTAAGAAGAGTCGTTTTGCCTGCCCCATTAGAGTCTGCCCCTGCTGCATCATTATTTTCTCCTATAATTAATATTTTAGTGTCATTGGAATAACGTTCAAAATCCATTTCCACATCTTGACCAAAGACTCCAAAACTATCTATTGATACTTTTTGTAAAATCATGTGATTATTTCACTTAAAATACTTTTTCCTAAGTCTATCATATCCGGCCTTTTATTCTTTTTACAATAAACTTCTACTCCCTCATTCCAAGTAGTAGAAGCATCAATCTCCGGTACTCTAATTCTAGATTCATATATAGTCCTATGTTCTATAAATAGCTTGTGAGCCCTGTGGAGCTTTAATATTTTACTCCTAATTTCCCCCATATTAAATCTTAAGTACCAATCTTCTTCACCCACAAAAATTAGTTTAACTATTTGACCTTTTAAATTTTGCCAATTCTGTAATTCTTTAAACTCGGGATCCTCATTTTCATAAATTGTATATTGAAAAAATACTCTATCTTTAACATCAATAAATTGATGAGTTATTTTTTCTTTGGTGGCTTCTAAATAAACAAAACCTTTTTTATCATTCCTTTCTCCATAATCTACTTTAGCAATACTACCTATATACATCCATTTTTTTGCTGTTTGAGCTTTATGGTAATGGCCTAAAAAGGTAAATCTATGGTGATTAAAAAGTTTACGGCTAAGACCAATACTTAAAACATATTCTGTCCCACTAATTAAAGCCCCATCTACTCCAAAGTGGCCAAATACTACTTGATTTTTATATTTTCTTAATTGTTCTGCTACTTGTTCGTCAGGTATAAAAGGAATAAAAAGGCATTCTATCCCTTTTAAAATTAATTGAGTAGGCTCAGAAATAATAGTAAGGGCATCCGTTTCTAACGTATTTAATAAATCTGTTTCAGTCATGAAAGAATATACTTTATAATCAGTATCATGATTGCCTATGAGAATAATTATAGGTATTTTATTTTTTATTAGAGGGGCTAATACTTGAACAAACTTTTGACGTAAAATTTCTGCGGGATTTATCTTATCAAATACATCCCCAAGGCAAAGCCAATAGTCTACCTTTTTCTCTATAGCAAAATTGACTGACTTAGTTAAGTGATCTAGTCTGTCTTGTAGTCTGGAATTAATCCCAGAGGGTAGTATCTTGGCGTACTTGTCCGTAGTCTTCAGGTGTATATCTGAAGTAATTACCGCTGTTAAACTCATCTAATCTCCAAATTGTTTCTCTTAATACAGCATTATCAGTTTGTATATCATCAAACTCTGTTAATGACTCTAATAGATTTAAGGTTCTGGGATTATTACTTTCTACCGTAATAATTTCTCTGTCACGAATGAAGTAGCGCTCTATAATTATTTCGGTACCTTTAAGATCGCTAAGGTAATAAGTTTCTCCTCTTAGATCCTCTGTTACGGAGAAATCTAATATCTCCGGGGTAGTATAAATAGATAAATCATCTTGACCCATTAATAAACTAGTTAACACTAATAAAATAATTTTATTCTTCATTTTTTACTCTCTCCATGAAATGTTGAGGATGCTCAAAAGTTTCTAATAATATTTTTTGAAGAGCCGGTCTATCAAACCAAGAATAAATATGTGTACCTAGATGGCCTAATAAAATATTCATATTTAAACAAGGGTGATGGCCAGACATTTTAGCTCTATAAGCAAAAGCATAATCTTCAGACCTATAAAATCTGAAATTTTCTATGCCATCTTTGGTAGACCTTTCTTCTTCTGTAACTGAGGGATTATAAAAAGCAAATGCAGATTTACCTGGAATAACATTAGGTGCGTGATATTCTAATTCCGGATAATTTTCCTTAATATCTTCATAAACACTCCTGTGTACTAATAAAAAGCCCGTAGCTAATTTATCAGTTTCAATATAATTATCAGGGCGTAGCTTAAATTCAATATCAAACCCCCCCTCTTCATTGTAAGGTATAATACTTGCAGCTTCATTGAAGTTGTGGGACCCCCCTCTCCAAAAGTAAAAGCCTCCCACTATAGTTTTTCCATCTTGAATCCCACTCCTTAATATTTCATCAATAGCATTCATATTTAGAGCAGCCCTAAATACTCCTTCATTTAAAAAGAGGTCAAAAATATCTTTATCCATCCAGTTAGAATAAAAAGCGGCTAACTCAGGCCCAAAGCCGTGAGGAAAAATGATATCATTATCAAGTTGAAGTTGCCATTCACAATCACCATCTAAGAACTGGGCAGCCATTTTGTCTCGGGCTCTAGGTATTAAACTATCACTTCCCAAAAAATTAAATTCCGGTTTCATTTTATCTTTAAAGGCAGAAGTCATAAGAGCCTGCCTTAAACCAGAATCTTGAAGAATATTGATAGAGTTACTATAGGTGGGCATAGAAATCTGTAGTTTAATGGGGTCCTTAAGTTCTTTATGCGGATCCCACCAAGGAAATTCTACCGCCTTCCCTTTTAAAGAGTCTATTTTTTCTTTATTCTTAGCCATTAGTTCATCTCTAATACATTCAAAGTATTAACTAAATTGCTTTTGATTAAATCAACCAAGATTTTAACCTCTTTATCAGCAGGTACTTTGTCTTTGGATACTTTAATTAACTCAATGTAACCATCTACTGTACTTTTTATAGCTGCAACTTGTTTCTTGGTAAGCTTATAGTTTTCAAAAGCTTCATATATTAAATGCTCTTTATTCAACATCATCATTTTTTTCTTTTGTTTTTAATTGTTCTATAGCTCCTGTTCTAAACATTTTTAAGTCTATTTCATTTAAAGGTGGGGCTAATTTATTTTTGGGAGTTCTTATTCTAACAATCTTCCACTTAGACTGGCCATCTTCACCTTTTTGCTTAGACTTTTTCATATAACTCAATCCTATGCGAATTGAAGAAGCAAAATTAATTGCATCCCCGCCAGGGGTATATGTTCTTTCTCCAAACATAACTCCTATTTTATCTTTAGCATGATTTATGAAAATTAAATTGGTTTTGGTTTCATAAATCTTATGGACGGTAGTACCATCCTCCTTCTTTATGAACCTAATCCCCTTACCAGGCGGTTTAACTTGAAAACCTCCCATTAAGTCATTAAAGAAGATAGTATACATTTTAGCTCTCTCCAGGCGCATATTCATCTTCATTGAGGAAGCGTCTATTTGTTCAGATATCTTTCCTGGCTGAAGAGCAGGCATTGAGTCAACTACAATTACGTCACAAGTGTTAGAGGCTAACAGTAGTTTTAGTTTGTATAAAGCATCTTCCCCTAAATTAAACTCGGGTAGAATTAATTTACTATTATCAATTCCACAAGATTCTCCATAATCCCTTAGATAGGCACCTTCGGCATCAAATAGAGCTCCTACTCCACCTTGTTTTTGAACTTGTCCTATCATCCAATAAGCAAGTGTGGATTTCCCAACAGAGGGCTTAGAATATAATTCTATTATTCTACCCCGAGGAATACCCCCGCAGCCTAAAACTTTCTCATTGAGGTCGTCTATATCTGTGGGGATAACTTCTAGTTTCTTACGTTCAGAGGCTAAAGTTCCAGATTCACCTAATAGACCTAGAGCTTCATCAATAGCTTTGGAAGTTGAGTCTACCATTCGGGGAATTCTTCATCTTCTTCCGAATCTTCTTTAACGGCTTTAGTTGGTTTTTCCTCAACTGTTTCTTTTTCCTCAACTACTTCTTGAGCCGGTTCAACTTCCATATCATCTCCAAAAGAGATTTGATTATCCTTTTTATCTCCCGAACTTAGCTTCTTTGGAGTAGGTCTTTCAGTATCACCTTCTAGGAAATCCAGACCCATTTTTTCTAATTGGGTTTGAAACTGTTCTATTGATGGAAACCTATAGCTCCCATTAGGGTTAGTTGCTCCCAGATAGATTGGAAATTCAGCTAGTTTCTGTTTCATATCTTCTGCTGAATCAGGAACTGCTTGTTCTTCCAAATCCAATTTGGATTCATTGATTGATATGTATTCTTCTTCAGTGAAGAACTTTTTCAAGTCCATCTTTTCTGCTAGCTCAGTAGCATTTATACCTAAGTAGGAAACAGGAACTTTACCAGAAAACTTATTGTCTGGGTCTACCTGAACACTATAGCTAGTACCAAATTGTCTACTCTTTGAAGGATCTATAGATTTGGTAATAACAGCATCCCACATAAAGATTAGCCCATGTCTTAATTTGGATTTATCTTTTATGGCTGTAGCTGATTCCAATTCCACCAGTTCTTTATAAACTGTATATGGATATTCAGCTATTTCTACTTTGGGATAGTCTTCACTTTCCTTGTTTATAACAAGGTATAGCCATTTTGTACTGGGATCTAAAGAGGATTTAGTGAATTTCTCTCCTCTAGAAGATCTTATCCTTTTTTCCAAACTAGCTAATACATCAAGAGGGCATCCCTCTTTTGGTCTCCGGAGAATTTTCATTCTTTGTACCATTTCTCCGGTCTCTTGGTCTTCCACCAGGGTTGGATAATAAATCAGGGATTGTCTTACTGGTCCAAAGAGAACTCTATGAATATTGTCCCCTTCATTAACTCTGACCCTGGTTAATCCTCCACCATCGTTGGTGTTTTTAAGGTACGTAGGTTGTCCTAGTTGCATGTTTTTACTCCTTACTTGTTTTTAATAACTTCAAGTGCTGCAATCCTACCGGCTTTGCAAGCTTTTACTATGACTTGCAGCTCTTTCCGGATTCTACGAGCAGCCTTAGCTACCCCTTTTTCAGCTTTGGGCATATCTAGTTCAATATGCTCCATAGCTTTTTCAATAGTAGTTAAACTACTTCTTAGTTGGTTTTGCATCGTTTTTCTCTCCTTTTTTGTTAGAGTTTTCTTTTAATACAAATGTTGGAAATTTTTCTTTTCCCAGAATTAAGTCTTGAGCAAATTCAAATAAGTCTTCCGAAGCATGACGCTTAGACGTACTGTATAATTGATTATATAAGTGCATATTCCAAATTCTTTTGACTTCCCTGTACTTTTCTTTATAGAATTCACTTATATCGGTAACTCCTCGAGGTACCTCATACTCTATTGAAATACTCGGTTTTACTACCTCGTAAGGAGCAACCCTTATAGATTCATTTATTGTTATTGTTATTTTCATGATATCTAAATACTTCTGAGTTTGAAGATATAACTTCTTTTTTTCCTTTAGGTTTTTCGGGATGATTGACCCACTTCACCGTAGCATTAATGCTACATTCAATTAAAGTCCCTATTAAACCTCCATAAAGATTAGGAAATATAAAATAGTCTCCTGCTTCTAGAGTAGAGAGTCTAACCCTCTTCTTACCTATTTTAGTCATTATATTCCAAGCGTTTAATTTATTTAAAAATCTTTGATTACCCATGATCTCTTACACCGAAAGAAAATTTCCTATTTTCTAGCCTCCTTTTCCCTAAAGACTGTAAGTGACCACCTCTATCTTGAAGTATGTCTCTTAGACCAAATAAAAGTTTCTTTTGTTTAGCCATAGCCTCTAAGCGGTCTTGATAGTCGTTGAAAATTTCAGCATATTCTGGAGTAATTAAAATTTTATTTTCTATTTCTGCTTTAGTTATAGAACCAAACCAACTATTAGGCACACTTTCTTTTTCTCTGATCTCTTTTCTTTCATGCATAATATTCCGTCTAATTTCTTCAGTTAAGTTACCATACCAAGCAGTAAATTCTCGGGTTACCTTGGCCATTTTAGTTTCTATTTCAGCCCCCGCAGCTAAAAAAGTAAATCTATAATACGAGCAATTATCCAAAGCCTTATCTAGATCTTCATCCGTTAAATCATCTAAGTTTTCAACTTCAAAAGCTAAAAGCCCATCAACAGCTTTCTTAAAAACCTTTCCATTAATTTCAAATTGGATTTTGAAAAAACTGGGGTCAATAAATTCTTCTTTATCATAAACTAATTTTTTCTTATTTTCTTGACCTATTTTCATCAATCGTTACCCCACCTGTTCTTAAACACTGATATATCTGCTTCTATAGGGAAATTGAATGGTTTTCTTGATTGTTCCATTATTTGTTTTAATTTAGTCAAAATGTGCTTTTCACTTTTATGAACCTCGAGAACAATTGCATCATGCACAGTAAATAAAAACCTAGATTTATAAGGTATTAAAAATTTGTGTATTTGTACTAAAGCTAATTGAGTCAAGTCTGAAGCAGTACCTTGTATAAGAGCGTTTAAACCTTGTCTTAATGCCTCTTGCTTTTTTTCTTCATAAGGGCTCTCTACTTGAGGCAATCTTCTAATTCTACCAAAACAACTTACTATTATCTTTTTAACCATTATATGTCTTTTAACTTTCTTTATAAATCTATCAATTCCTGTATACTTCACAAAAAAGTCCCGTCTAAATTTTTCTGCTTCTCGTAAAGTGATACTAATTTCATCACCTTGTAGTTTTTCAGAAATAGATTGATGAGCTTTTCTAGCTGAGGCTCCGTATAAATACCCAAAATTTACTAATTTTGCAATCTTCCGTTGCCTTTTACTTATTTCGGCAGGAGGCAACTTGAAAATAAATGAGGCAGTTCCTAAATGTATATCCTCTCCAGCTGTATATTGAGCTGTCATTTCTTTATCTTTAGAATAGTAAGCCATAACTCTCAATTCTGCCTGAGAAAAATCCATTTCAACAAAATTATAACCCTTTTCTGGGATAAACATACCTTTAATTATAGGGTCTCTTGGGATATTTTGTATATTAGGATTTTTGGAAGAAATTCTACCTGTTACTGTACCGTGGAGTAAAAAAGAGGGGTGAATTCTATTGTTTTCATCTATCCTATGCTCCATAGGCCTAAGATATGTAGTTAACATTTTTGTTAACTTCCTATATTCTATTATTNNAGNNTNTAATCTCCCCACCTTTCTTTTTTGGAATACTTTTCAAAGCCATTTCTGAGGTAGAGGGTTTTCCTGAAGCAGTTTTCATAATACTGGGGAGCTTCATTTCATCAAAAAGTATTGCTGAAAGCTGCTGAGGAGAATTCAGATTAAACTCTCTACCTGTAATTTTATAGATATCTGCTAATAGTTTTCCAGCTTTAATATCATAGCCCACAATTAGGTCAGCTACATAATCCCAATCTATCTTAGTACCTAATAATTCTGATTCTATATAGACTTTAGAAAGAGGCATATAAAGATTAAAGAATATTTTTTTCAATTTACCCTTTAGTTCGGGGAGCAAAACCTTTGCTAATCTGAAAGTACTTTCACAATCCATAGCGCAGTACCTGCCCAATACATCTAAAGATACAGCGGAAAAAACATTATCATCTCTATCCTTAATACTCATAGCACTTCTCAATTCTCCATCATAATTTTTCATTTCTGGAAAATAGTAGCCCGCTAATTCTTTTAGTCCGTGCTTTTTGTTTTCATCTAATACATAATGGAGTAACATTGTATCTATCCAAAAGTTTTTAACTTGTATGTCCCAGTGATATTGAATAAATTTTATATCAAATTTACCATTGTGAGCTATTTTCTTTACCGTAGGATCATCCATAATATATTTTAGTATTTCTTCAGCTTCACTTTGTTGCTGACCCCAAAAGTATTCTCCATCAACTATAAGGGGTACATAATAAGCCTCACCTTGTTTAGCACAAAACCCTATCCCTAAAATCTGGTCCTTATGAAACTCTAATCCGGTTGTTTCAATATCAAAAGCAAAAGCCTTAGCTGTTCTCATAGTCTTTTCTAAAATTTCTAAATCATCTAATTCTTCTAAAATGTAATAATCCCCTTGAGGTTTATCAATTTGAGTTTTACCATCAATTACATCTTTAAGAGTATTTAAATCTCTTTCAAATTCAACTATATATTGAGGTGACCTTAGAATATAAGCTGGATGAAAAATTGGGAGTACTGGTCCATAAGGAGTTTCAGTAACAATTCCTCTATTAGTGGTAATACCGCCTTTAATTTTCATCCTTTGCATAGCGGTAGCTCCTAATGCTGCTATATATTTAGGTTTTATATGATTTATAATAGCATCTAGATTATCAGAACAATATCTAATTTCAGTAGCAGTGGGTTTTCTATCTCTAATACGTTTAGATATTGGATCTTCAGCTTCGGGTCTACAACAAACTACATTACAAACGGCAAAATTAGTAATTCCAATTTCTTTTAGTTTTTTTTGGAGGAGTTTACCCGCACGTCCTTGGAACGCTTTGCCTGTAAGTTTTTCATTTTTTCCTGGTGCTTCTCCGATAAACAATACATCTGGATTAGACAGGTTCCCCCAATAATTATGAGGATTATGGCTGTCATGATTATAAAGTATACAAGCTTCACAATTACTCTGAGGTAAATTTATTGTATTTTGTTCTTTTGTAGTCTTTGTCAAATTCAGTTCCTTTGAAAATTTCTCTTTCTTTATAAAGCCTGTATATATCTTGTCTTAAAGCATGAATTTCGTCTCTAGTTCTTTTTAACCATCTTCTCAACCTAATTCCAGCTCGTTTATTCCCCTTCTTATAAAATTTAAGTAAATCCTTTTGATTATTTTCAAGTTCCTCCAGCCACCTCTCAATCTCAGCTTTGGATTCTTCTAAAGATTGTTTTATTTCTTCATAATTATACATCTTCTAAGTCCTTCACTAATTCTATTATCATTGTATTCCTCGAATATTTCTTCAGGTGTCTTTGTTTGTAAATCCATTTCGCTGCAAGTACACATTATATAGTCAATGATTTTCAACACATCATCAATAGTGTAATTATCTGCTTCTATATAGGTAATTTTACCTTTACCTATTGCATCCGCATCTATACCTTCACAATCTAATTGTTTATCCCAAGGACCTGGTCTTTTTTTATTTAAATCATATGGCTTCATCGTGTAGATCTTGTAAACACCAGGGATTTACCCCAATCTCCTTTCTTAAATTATTAAATTCCCCAAAATCATTGCCATATCTTTCCCAAAATACAATCTGTTGTACTCCCGCTGCAGTTAGAATTTTATAGCAGTCTATACAAGCCTGATGAGTGATGTAAGCAATCAAGTTATCATACCTCATTTCTAAATTAAGTACGGCAGCTACCTCGGCATGTATAGTCCTAATACAATGGTCGTTAATTATTATACACCCTGACGTTGAACAATGAGGTGAACCAGGATGACTACTATTATAACCAGTAGCTTTGATTCTATTATCTAACCCCACTAATACACATCCAACCTGGGCTCTAGGGCACGTACCCCTTTGAGCAGCTAACTTAGCTATCTCCATAAAATATTTGTGTCTATGTATTCTCTTCTGCTGTACCATGTATTTTTTCCTTATACTCTGATTTTGGGGGTGTATGGTCGTCATCACAAATATGTATGACCTTTGGGAGATTCTCATCTACAATCCTGGGGAAAGATATACTAATTTCATTCAAAGCTTTTAAAAGGCTCAGCCGTATTGCTTCCCGCCCCTCATTCTTGTCCACTCTAGACGGTACGGCTTTTAGTAGGTAATCAACCTCAGCTTTGGATGTGAACCTTAAAACTTTAATAGTTAATACTTCTGGGCCCGTTTTCTTTTTTTCCATTTTTAATTCCCATTTTTATTTTGTTAATCTTCTTAACCCACTGTTCTATTTTAGTTAAATATTTTATATCTCCTGTCTCTTTTAGTTTAACCTTAAAATTTGAAACATCTTTACTTAAAAAAGATAAATAGGCTTTAGTTAAAAGGTCATGAGAGTATTTAGCTAAATCTTTTACATGTTCTAACATATATAACCTTGTAGCATACTTAGGGTTGTCAGCCAATTCTTGGATTAAACCCTTTCCTGCTTTTTGGATTTGTGCTACAGTCTGTGCCCCTAATTTTTTGATTAAATAACTATCTAATTGGACTGCCCCCTTATTATAAGCTGAAAGCAAGACTAATTCTTCATTTAACTTTAACTTTAAATCTTGAGAGGTAATTACTTCACTGCTTAAAGGAGCCCTTTTAAATTCCTTTAACCAATGGTCTAAATATTTTTCATCAAAACTTGATAATTCGCTTAGTTCTCTAATAGCATAACTCAGCTTAATCTTATTATAGCAAGAAGCTAGTCTTTTGAGTGCTCCTTCTACCCCCTCTTGTTCAAAAGCAAAACTAACCATAGAATAACTATATTTAGAATTTAATTTTTCCCAATTAAACCTGTGTTTATATTTAGCAGCCTCATCTGGATCCTTCCCCTCTAAATAAATTATATTTAAGTCTACCCCTCTCTGAGCTAACAATTCAGCTATTCTTAAAGAAGCTTTAGCTCCCGCCTCATCTCCATCACTAAAAATAGTAGCCCGTTTTATTGATTTACTTAAAATACCAGCAGCCTGGCTACCAAAGTAACTCCCCGATACAGCCACTGCATTTTGTACACCACGTTGGTATAATTGTAGCACATCAAACTGGCCCTCTACTATGACTACTTCTTTAGATTGAATAATATACTTTCTATTGAAATTCCAACCATATAAAAGGCTTTGTTTTTTAAACCAATCAGAATCTCTGCTATTTAAATATTTAGGAATCTTTTTGGCAATTCCTAAAGTTCTACCAGTAAAGCCCATAATGTTATCCCTGTCATAAAAGGGAAATATTATTCTATTTTTAAAATAATCTCTAAAGTGGCCCGCGTCAGTTTTCAAAATTAAGCCGGCTTGTCTCAATATATTTTTGTTTAGGTTCTGCTCAGTTAACCAGGTCCAAGAATTAGGACTATATCCTATATTAAATCTTCTAGCAGTTTCTTGAGTAATCCTTCTTTCTCTTAAATTAAGACGAGCTTTTTCTGATAGTTCACTTTTAGTGAATAGAATATCTCTATATAATTGTGATACTATTTGGTTAATTTCAAAAATAGCTTCAAACCCCTTTTTTTCTTCAGCGGGGGCTAAATCTGGTCTACCAATAAGTTTAGCTAATTGAACTAAAGCCTGGTGATAAGGTATATCCTCATAATTTTGAATAAAATTAGCAGCGTTACCCCCCTTACCACAACCCGCCCCAAAACATTTGAAAATTCCTAATTTAGGAGAAACGGAAAGAGAGGGGTCACTATCTGTATGAAAAGGACATTTAGATCTATAATTATCCCCCGCTTTTTCTAGAGGTAAATATTTTTTAATGACATCTACAATATCAACTCTAGCTAATATTTCTTGAGTTTGTTGTCTTAAATGCATTCTTCTAATTGATGCTTAATATAATAACAAAGAGCTGTACTGACTTGGGGAACTATGGACTTTCCAACTTGGTCCAATTGACCAGTCTCAGTTCCGTGAAATATGAAATGATCTGGAAACCCCATTAATCTAGCACATTCTCTTACTGTTAAAACACGTGATTCATAGGGGTGAACAAATCTAGAACAATGGCTAGCTACCACTCCTGATGGTTTATCGGGATGGAGCCTTTTATTATTTTGTGTACCATAATAAGATTCTCCAAACTGTAACTTTTTAAAACCCTCTATACGTTTTTGAGTATGTCTGGGCCTTATTTGATTTGGTTTACCTTTTATATTTGCAAAAGCTGTCTCTACGGTTTTTCCAATATCCCAACGTTGATGTGTATAGTCGTAAGAGGTTCTCAATAAAGTTTCTAAATCGAAATTAGGTATAAAGCTTTTACATCCAATAATAAAAACCCTTCTTCTATTCTGAGGAACTCCAAAATCAAAGGCATTTAATTTTATGGTTTGAATATTGTAGTCCTCCATTACTAATACGGGATCGGAACTCCCCGAAAATCTTAGAGCATTACCCTCAAACCAAAAGGTTTTTAAAACATTTGGAACATTTTCTAGAATAAAACTCTCGGGTTTTGCTTTTAGTACATACCTCAAAAATTTGAAATAATCAAATTTATCTAATCCATATTCATG